TACTCTTCCTCGTTTTCCTAAGTTTGAATATACAAATGAAGAACTAGACTATGTTGACACAGCGGCAGCTCTTTTAGTGGGGACTCCCCTTAGTTTTGTTAAAGGTTTAGATTTATTGGCTAATAAATCACCTAAGGCATATGTAGCCTTACGCCAAGCATATCCGTACAGTGTAGGGCAAGTACACGATCTTATAAAACAAAAAGGAGTTACTGGCTTAGTTAAAGGATTATTACCTAAACCAGATGTTACTGAAAAGATTGCTAGAAACTTAGTAATAGCTACAGGTGCAGGATTAGCAACAACTACAGGAGAACCTGATAGAGATGAAGTAATAGAAGATGAAGTAGAGGATAAAGCAGTCAGAGTAGATCCTCGTGATTACGTAGGAACCGCTATGGTAGAAGATATGGCAGACGCAATTGGTAAGGCAGGTGCACCAGGACTAGCCATGGGCGGTGAGCCGTCACTAGAGACAAACATATTCGAGGAAAGCGATGTAGTAACAGATGGTCCTGAAGAAGTACAAATGGCAAATTTATTCGGTAAAGTTCCTATATGGGCAATTGGTAAAGCAGATAAATCAAAAGTACTGACACAAGATTTTAGCAAAGCAATAAAAAAAGCACTTGAGTCAATTAAAAATAAACTTGGTACAAAAGACGAAGTATTAGGAGAAGCTGTAGAAGATATTGACATTATTGATACGCCGTCTGGCGAAACTGCTGTAGGCGCTATTAAAAGTAAAAAAACAATTATTGATTCTCCAGAAGTAAACGAGTCTGTATTTTATTCGGAACTCGAAGCACGGCTCATGGACCCCAACACACCAAAGACGTTTAACAATAAAGAACAACTATTTAATTTTTTAAATCAAAAAGGAATTTCAAAAGCAGAAGTAGAAGACAACATTCTTAATAGATACATTGATATTGCCAATAAGAATAAAACACCAATCGCTGTAGATGATATGCTAGAGATAGTACGTCAAGCACCAATGCGTAAAGTTCAATCAGTAACCTATGGTGACGCAAGATATGGTGGTACAAAAAATGCTAAGTATGATGGCTATCAAGAGGCAGGAGCATTGCCTGGTTCATACCGAGAAGAAGTATTGTATTTACCAGCAGAGGATATTCCTCTTGATCCAAAAACGTTACCTATGAGTGGTCATGACTTTTCCGAAAAGTACGTGATCGGTTGGTCGCGGCTCACGGACCGTAAAGCAACATTACCTGTAGAAAAAACACCACAAGGAATAGCAGAACAAGTAGACCCTGCCATGATAAGAACACTCAAGCGTAATCAAACAAAATTAAAAAATCAATTAAAAGGTTTAGAAGCATCAGCGTATGAAAAGATACGAAGAGCGTATGATTTAGATGTAACACCACTTGATGAGATGAATCCAAGAATGGTTACAGAAAGTGTTGATTCAAGAATGTCATTTTTAGAAGATATCGATATGCCACTTGCTAATCAAATACGTCAGTTCAGAAGTAAGATACAAGATGATTCCGTAAAACTAAAAGGCATGGAAGCAACAACTAAAGGTCAACAAGTTACCGTAACGTTTGCTGACGAAGTGCAATCTGATATTTTACAACAAGCAAAACGTATGGAAGAAAACTTTTTAGAAAAGCTTGCAGACCTTATGGACAAAAACAAAGACGTAAGAGCCAATACTATTGCAGCAGGGCAACGAGGATATAGAGATGAGTACAGCGGTTTAAACCCAGAGGTAGCAGAATTTTTTATTGAAAATAAATCAGTCTTTCGCCCTGTATTTCAAACAGCGCAAGACATGCAACAATTTTTAGATGAGTTTACAAAAACGCAAAAAGCAATAAGTGCACTAGGAGATGCGGGATTACGTCCTGATCCCATGATTGTTAGAACGGCTCAAGCTGCTAGAAAAAAACAAGCTGAGTTACTTTCTGAATTAAAAACATCTTTAAGCAAAGAATCTATGCAAATGTTGATGCCTAACGTGCCGTTTAAAAATAGATCAGAATGGGGCAGTGCCCTAATTAAAATGAACGTTAATAATGCAGCAAAAAGATTATTTATAGATAAAGCAGATGATGCTGCGGAATGGTTTGCTATTTCTCCAAGTAAACTTATTACAAAAAGATATGGACAATCAGGCGGCACAAACGTTCCTCCTGCGGAAAGAACAAAAGATATGAAGGGAATAGGTATGGAAGAATTCTATGGAGGACCTAGTTCTACTGATTACAAAGGTAAACATTACACATCCGTGTTAGAAAAAGAAATGAAACGTCTGGCTAGAGAAAATAACTCAGAATTTAAAGTCATAAAAATTGATAACGTGGGAGACGCTTTTGCTGTTAAATTAACTCCAGAGATGCTATTACCTCATAAAACACATAGAAAAAAAGGTGGTATGGTGTATACTCCAGAAATAATTGACATATTTGAGGCAGCTTAATGGTAGATAATATTGGTAAACCTATCGGTTTTGGACCCGAAGTAGAGCAAATGTCAGATGAAATGCTCAACATTCAAATTCAAGAAGTAGGCGATAAAGCTAATGTAGAGATGCAAGCAGATGGATCTGCTATTATTGGAGAACAAGAAAATTTAATTCAAACAGGTTTTGATATGAACCTTGCTGAGGTAATTGATGAAAACGAATTAGGAATTATATCTAATGATTTATTTGAAGCATTTGAAACAGATAAATCATCTAGAACAGAATGGGAAGAAACATATAAAAAAGGCTTAGATCTTCTTGGGTTTAAATATCAAGAAAGAACACAACCTTTTACAGGTGCGAGTTCGGTGACACATCCAATGCTATCTGAGGCTATTACACAATTTCAAGCACAAGCATATAAAGAATTATTACCACCAGGAGGCCCTGTCAACACACAGATTATTGGTAAGGTAGATCGTCAACGTGAAGAGCAGTCTCAACGTGTCAAAGATTTTATGAATTATCAAATATCACACAACATGGAAGAGTATGATCCTGATATGGATTCTTTGTTATTTTACTTACCTCTTTCAGGTTCGGCATTTAAGAAAATATACTACGATACAGGATTAGAAAGAGCTGTTGCTAAATTTATTCCTAGTGATGATTTGTATGTTCCTTACATGGCAACTGATATTTTAACATGTGAAAGAGTAACACATAGTTTACGTAAAACAGAAAACGAAATAAGAAAATTACAAGTAGCAGGATTTTACAGAGATGTTGAGTTACAAATGTATGATAACGAAACAGGCTTACAGGAAAAAGAAAATCGTATCTCAGGTGTACAAAAAAATAGTTACAATAATGATGATTATGAATTATTAGAAATGCACGTTGATTTAAATATTCCTGGTATAGATGCTGATGATGGAATTAAAGTTCCTTACATTGTTACTTTAGATAGAGGGTCAACAAAAATATTATCTATATATAGAAACTACAAACAAGATGATCCGAAAAGAAAAAAGATACAGTATTTTGTACACTATAAGTTTTTACCTGGGTTTAGTTTTTATGGCTTTGGTCTTATCCACATGCTCGGGGGTCTCTCCAGAACTGCCACGGCAGCACTTAGACAACTTCTTGATGCAGGTACACTGTCCAATCTCCCTGCGGGTTTCAAGGCTCGTGGACTGCGAGTTAAAGACGACGATACTCCCCTCCAACCAGGAGAGTTCAGGGATGTAGATGCACCAGGCGGAAGTTTGCGTGAAGGTTTATTACCTTTACCTTACAAAGAACCAAGTGGTACGTTATTTCAATTACTAGGTTTTTGTGTAGAAGCAGGAACTAGATTTGCAGCAATAGCTGATCAAAAAGTTGGCGAAGGAGCTGCAGCAGGTGCACCTGTAGGAACAACAATGGCATTAATGGAACGTGGCGCAAGAGTCATGTCTGCTATTCATAAAAGACTACACTACGCACAAAAAATAGAATTTAAACTATTAGCAAAAATATTTGCAGAATCTTTACCTCCTGTTTATCCATATGAAGTAGGTAATGATGCAATACCAAGTCTAAAAGTAGAAGACTTTAGTGATGACATAGATATTATTCCTGTATCAGATCCAAATATATTTTCTATGTCTCAACGTGTTACGTTGGCACAAACACAATTACAATTAGCACAAGCAGATCCTGCTTCTCATAATATGTATGAAGCATACAGAAGAATGTATCAAGCACTAGGTGTAAAAGACATTGATGTTATTTTACCTATTCCTGCTCAACCAGAACCTCAAGATCCTGCAGTAGAAAATGCTAACTCTTTACAAGGATCAGGTTTGGTAGCTTTTAGAAATCAAAATCACTTAGCACACATAGATGCACACAGAGCATTCATGTCTTCAGCTTTAGTTAAAAATAATCCACCAACGATGGCAATTTTACAAGGACATATTATGGAACATGTTGGATTACAAGCAAGAGAAGAGGTAGAAGAAGAAAATAAACAAGAAATAGATCAGATTTCGCAACAATATGGCGGTCAAATACCACCAGAACTACAACAACAGTTCCAAGAAGTAATGGAACAACAAATTGCAGAAAAAATTGCTCTAATGACAGAACAAATGGTAACAGAAGAACAAGAAATGTTACAAGAAATGGGCGAAGATCCGTTAGTAGCGCTTAAACAGCAAGAAATTAACATCAAAGCAGGTGATTTACAGCGTAAAACAGCTATGGATCAAGGCAGATTAGGAATGGATCAAGCAAAATTAGATCAAACAGCGCAAATAGCACAAGATAGAATTGATTCTCAAGAAGATATTGCGCAACTACGTGCTAATGTAAACCTAACTAAAGCAAAAGAACCTAAAAAAATAGATGAACAAAGGAATATACGTTTTGATAATTAAAACTCAAACTGCAGAAGATAGATTAACTGGTTTTTTTGACATGCTAATGAATTTTGTGGAAAAATCTTCACAATCCTCTGAAGATAGGTTACTAATAGGGGGAGCAATGATGAGTATAGC